TGAATGAAGCGTATCAAGAGATATTTGGAGCCATCGGGCGCCGTGTGACAGGTCTTTCCATTGTCATCCTCGACGCATTCGGGCATCCATCCCGGAGCATGGTCTCGTATGTCCTGCAAGGTGCGGCTCCAGTTTATGTAGTCCGCGGTGAAGCTTCCGGTGCCTTTTTGTGAAACGTTGTCGGCATCTGCGATGCCGCTGAGATTTGGTATTTCCATAACGGGCCTTTGGTATTGGTATTTGGGTAACTGGCTACGGTATTTAAAGGGTTGTCGGGCGATGGCAAGAAAAAACTGGAGTTTTCAAAAAAAACCTCTAAGTTCTTGATTGATAACTCATGAAGAGCGGCCCCTCGCCGCGACCTCGGGGGAGACGCGTCCCCTCGCGCGTCTCCCTTTTTTGTGCCTGCCTAGTACTGCCTAGCACTGCCTAGCACTGCCTAGTACTGCCTAGAATGTGTAGGAATGTGTAGGAATGTGTAGGAATGTGTAGGAATGTGTAGGAATGTGTAAGAATGTGTAAGAATGCGTAAGAACGTATCGGGTCGTATCGGGTCGTATCGGGTCGTATCGGGTCGTATCGGGTCTTTCCATGTTCGCCCAAATTCCTTCGTTGACTTCCCTGGTTTTGGTTTTTAGGTTCAGTAAATCATGGCAAAGGAAACGAGAAAGAAAAACCCTCGGCTGGAGGTGGAGGCCTTCGAGGTTTACGAGAGGACTCGCCCTGTGCTGGAGGAATACTTGGATAATTGGATACTGGTTGGGCACCGCGCGGGGTGTAAGACTAAAATAATGCTTGGCTCCCCACGGCGGAATGGCCAGAAGGGCTGGGGTGACATGAATTGTATCTATGAAACAATCCAAGAATGGAAGAAAAAATCCCACGGGGACGCGTAGCCCCTGGCGGGTCCTTAAGCGATTCCCTCCCGTGCTGGTGAGGTTGCTGGCCAGAGAGCCGGTGGCGAGAAAGCACGTGCGGGCTCTGTCCGACCAGGAGGTTGCGATTCGAGCGGAGATGCCGCTTAAGCGCATTGCGGAGATAAGCTCGATGACGAGCTGGGACACAGTCCCCATCGGTGAGGCCGAGCGATTTTGCCGAGCCTGCAGGTTCGACCCCTTCAATTGCTATGACCGAAACCGCGCCGCAGCCTACAATCGCACCAATGCCAGATATACCTATCTACGCATCTCTCCGTACTGGAACAAAACGTTCAAACCCCTCATCAAGGTGCTGGCAGATGCCCAGGTCTCCTAAGATAAAGCACCCCGCCCTCGCCCAGGCTCTGAAGGATTTCGACGGCGACTACGCCAAGACCGCAGAACACTTTGGGGTGACGGCAAAGCATATCCGCGAGAGAGTGTACAGGTCCCCCCAGCTCAAGGCGGTTTGGGTGCGAAACGGAGTGGATGACCCCGAACCCGACGAGGTGGAGCTTTTGGCGCGTGGCCCCATCGAGCCAACGGAACCCTCTGGAGAGGCGATGCTCAAAGCCCTGAACAAGAACTCGAAGGCGGTTTTTCAGCGTGACCTGGAGACTTTGCTCAGTAACCCGGACAACGTCGAGAAGTTGCGCATATTCGAGGAGTTCGATGACTCGGTCGGGCTTCTGATGGCCGAGGCCCTGCGGGTCACCCAAAAGGTCAACATCAGGCAGAACATGAGCCTGTTCGAGGTCACCGAGGCCCTCAAGGACGACATAGCTGATCCCGGCATGAATTCAGAGGAACGCATACTGAAGACGCGCCTCTACGTGTCGGCCTGCGAGCAGCAGGGAAAATTTTACGACCGGCTGCTGAAGGGTTTGGAGACAATGCTGAAGCTGACCGAGAAAAGCGCCGATGCCTCCAAGAAGAAGAAACCCGGCTTCCAACCCCTGCGTGAACTCAAGAAAATAGACGATGGCTCGCACGAAGCGGCTTGACCAGGCCGCTCTCATCGAGCGGTTCCTTCCCCAGGAGGAAACCAAGGCATCCGAGATCAAACCCTGGATACCCTCGCTCGGGGTGACCCAGCGGAAGATATTCGATGACCCGTCCAACTACATACTGGCGTACGGAGAGCGCGGATCCGGCAAGACCTTCGTGTTGGGTGGGCATAAATTGGTCCGCCACCTGTATGAGAACTTTAATGCTTTGGCGGTAGTCATAGTCGGTGTGCGCTCTCAGGCCACCATGGGCGGGGTCTGGCACAAGCTGCAAACGGAGATATTGCCAGAATGGGTGGATGGCATAGATCTGGAGCATACCTCCGAGAGGCAGGACACGCAGAAGAATTTGTTCATGGACGTCACCAACCGCTTCGGCGGAACCTCCAGGGTTGTGCTCATATCAATACCATACGGGGCGTTCATCAGGGACCGCATCAAGGGATTCGAGCCAAGCTACGTGTTCATCGACGAACTGACCAACCTGGACACCAATGACTATTTCAACGCCGTCGTTCAGCAATTAGGCAGAAGGCAGGGCATTCACGGACCACAGCAATACACCGCCGCCTGCAACCCCGAGGGGCCGAGCCACTGGGTCTACAAGAGGTTTTTCGAGGCGCCTTACGACGAGGATGGAGCCTGGAACGATGACTACGGCACCTACCACGTGAAGATAGAGGAAAACCTGGTCAACCTCCCCGAGGGGTACTACGCCCGCATCGAGGAGGCGGTCAAGAACGACCCCATCGAGGAGGCCCGCATGGTCAGGGGGGAATGGATAGACCGCCCGGCTGGCGAGGCGATATTCGGGCCTTATTTCAATGACGCCCTTCACTCGAAAGGCGACGCCAAAACAGGCCTGCTCCCCAGTCCGAAGTATCCCGTAGTGCTGGGATGGGACCCTGGTTCCGTGAACAACGCCGTGATTTTCATGCAGGTTCTACCCGGACTTGAGCGGTCCGTGTGGCTTGTGTTCGATGAATTGGTGACCATCAACAAGAAACTGCCGTACACCACGCTGATTCCACTGGTAATGAGAAAAATGGCGTACTGGAACCGAAAGATGAATCACAAATTCAGCTTCGTTCACGTGTCCGATAACTCCGCGTTCAACCAATACAGGGCGAAGCAGGGCTCTTATGACGTCCGTGACATCCAGGAAATCTCAGCGTCAAAGGCCGACACGTTCAACCTGGAGGCCATACGAATGAAGGCCGCTCCGAAGTTCAATGGCTCAGTGGAGGCGCGAGTGAGGCTAACCATAGCAAAATTGCAGAACGAGGAATTTCTCATGTCGGTGCAATGCTCCAACATAAGGAAGATGTTCAGGAACTTGGTGTCCGAAAAACAGGGAAAAACTTACGACCCAAACTTGGCGTTCAAACCCAGAAGGTCGGTCTACGTGCACGCTTTCGACGCGATGAGTTACCCTTTTCTTTATTATGATTCCGGCATCAGGGCACCCTCCGTGGGCCAGCAAATGGAAATGTTCGACATCGGAACTTGATTTTAGTTACTGGAAAACATAAGTTACACGCCATGGAAAGCATACTCACCTTAGACCTAAAGAACAACGACCACCTCCTGGAGGACTTCGAAGGCCTTGCGCCTGGAGACAAAATAGTGGTGGAGGCTTGTTATCTCATTTCCGAACTATCGGAAAATCGACTGAACGCTCCCTTGGAGGAGGTTTATTCCATTAAACCCAAGGAAACCGATGAAGAGCCCGAAGAATCCGAAGAATCCGAAGAGGAAGCGGAAGCGGGTTCAACCATCGAAGAAGCTTACTAAATTATACCAGGAGTCATCCACGGCGGCCTCGCTCACCATAGATGCTCACTATGCGAAACTAAACATACGTAAAAGGTGGACTTCGGCGCGAATAGACAGGTTATGTTCATTTCTTCGGGTTACCTACGGAGAGATGGCAAGCCTGCTGGGACTGGACCACGGTTATTTTTCTCGGGCGATGCTGAACACCAAACCGCTTTCGGGGCCTGTTTGTTTACTTCTCACCATAACAGAGCACCATTTTATGTCGGGTTGCACCACCGATACAATCACCAACCTATTTAAATTCAATGGTAAGCAAGAAAATACTGGAGGACAGGGGATGCACTCAGGCGAGACTGAGGGAGATTTTCACGGCGAAAAAGGGCAAGGACCTTGAAATAAGGGAGCGGTTTCAGGAACAGATTCAGTCCCGGATTCACGAAGGCATTCGATTCGGGGCGAGGAACGCCAAGCTGTACATGGCCGTCGACGTTGGCTGGGACTCGCTTCCCATAAACAAGGCGACCATCCCGTTGCTTCAATACGCTCAAGGCAAAATAGCAATCGAGCAATGCCATAACAAATTGAACGACATTGGGGTGGCTGACCAGTTTTGCGACTATGACGACGAGGGGAAGCTCAAGAAAATAGATACATTGAGGCTCTATGAAGTTAGCGTTAATCTCATCCGCTCATACGTTACGCGCCGAGTTGCCGCCCAGGTTTCCAGGTTCAGCAATCTGTTTCCATACTTCAAGTACGAACCCAGGAGCACCTCAATAGAGGATAAGTTGCGGGCTGACGTGCTTTCGCAGCGCATAGAGGTAATGACCGACCAGTTCGGATATCGCCACCAGTTCGAGCAAATCATTCGTCAAATGTTCATGTACGGGCATTCCGTGGCCTTTCCGGCTGAGGGTTGGACGGAAAAAGTGCAATGGAGGGAAGAGAAAGACCCCATGACGGGCGAGGAAGAGTTGAAGAGCTTCGTGGAAAAAGAGGGCGTTCAGTTATACACTCCGCATCCAACCAGGTTAATATATGACCGCACCCGACCCCTTCACGACGTCAACAATGACCAGGGGCCGGAATGGATAGGGTATTGGGATATAATCCGGTTCGGAGAAATAAAAAACTCTCCAAATACCTGGAACATTGACGAAATAAGTTACACCAACAGCTTATCCACCGTCTATGACACTTATGCCGACTTCTTCGGCTATTACTTCCAGACCGACGATATAGCATTCCCGCGCGTGAAGGACCAGTACTCTTTCCAGAACGAATTGGTGGCCAACACGGGAATCTACGCCGCGGAGGACGATGACAAGGGAATGTTCGTCACCCAGATGTGCATGAGGGTCAACCCTCAGAAGGAGGGCATAGGAGCGTACCCGCACGACGTCTGGATGAAATTCACCGTGGCCAGCGACGAAACGGTTCTCTTCGCGGAGTTCCTTCCGTCCCTTCCTGCCATATACGGGGGAATCAACGAGAATGATGACCGCTTGGTCAACATATCCGTTGCTCATGAAATCATGCCGTTCCAGGACCAGCTGAGCAATATAATGAACAAGATGCTTCACGACATGAAGGTTTCGATGTTCAAGATATTCGCAATTGACCAGGACGCCCTGGACGATGACGTCAAGGAGTATATCAAGGACGCGCTGTCCGATGAATCCTTCTACGCAAAACCCAAGGCGCTCTTTTACTCCGGGCAAAAGGCGGCCGACCTAGGCATAAACAGCACAAATTTCATACAGGTAGTTGACGCCCAGAAGGACCTTTCGGCTGGCATTAATCAGTCAATCCAAGCAATCCTCCAATTGTTGAATCTCGTGGAGCGGCTCTTGATTCTATCTCCGCAAGAGCTGGGTCAACCCGCTCCGCGGGAAATATCAGCCACGGAGGTGGCTGAGATAGCCAACACCACAAACAGCGTGTATTCCTATATTTCGGAAGGCATCGACGATATGCGCGCTGCGGCAAAGAAGATGTTCTACGAGCACCTCATAAGCAACAGCTCCACCTCCTTCATAGTTCCGATAAAGAACCGCTACACCGAAAAAGTAATCCGCGAAGCTGGATTCGACGTGGACAGGGAAGGGGTACCGGAGCCAGCTAGGCGAAACGTCATAGGCACTCCGGACACCTTGATACATGAATACTTGTTTTCCTCGCGTGATGGAGCTGAGCGTTCCAGGGACACTCAATCCGCACAGGTGCTGGGCAATTTACTTCAATCCATCCTGCAGGTGGACGGCATTGCCCAGGCGTTGGGCAAGGACAGGGTTTTTGAAATGTTCAATGAGGTGTTCCGCATGAGCGGGGCCCATGACCTTAAGTTAGTCACGGATGAATATGACGAACAACAAGAGGCCCAGGGCACGGAGAACGAGCAGTTCCTTGAGCAAATGAAGCAGCAGTTCCCTATGATTGTAAAAACACTACAGGAGCTGGGGAAAGCGGTTGCGTCCATGTCGGGCGTTCCGGCCGAGCTTCAGAATCAGGGCCCTGGCGCAATGCCTCCGGCTCAACCTGAGCAGGCTGCGCAAGTTCAAGCAACGCAACAGCCACAGACCCAACCAACGCAACAAACTCAATTGATATGAGCGAGCCAGAAGTAGCAGAAGCAGAAGTAGAAGCAGCAGTAGAAGAGGTAGCGGAGGCACCCAAGGAACAGCCATCGGAAGAGGTGGTTGATGAGGTGAATCCGATGTTCAGGGCGCTCTTTGACGCCGCGGAGGAGGAAGGGGAACCCGAGGCAGCGCCCCCCAGGCCATCCTCGCTGACCGACGCCATGTTTGAAATAGAGGCGGGCCCGGAGGCTGAAGAGCCAGAGGCAACGCCTGAGGCTGAACCCGTTCAAGAGGAAAAGGAACCCGAGGCCTCTACTCCGCAAAAGAAAGGGAAGAAGGTCAAGCAGGTGATTGACCCAGAGGTTCCGGAGGATCCAGAGGCTCCAGAGGAAGAGGTTGCATTTCAACCCGAAGGGGAGGACAGGGCGGTGGTTGAGTCATTAACCCCGGATGAGCGCGTTGTTTATGATGCAGCCAAGTTTGCGTCCTCTGAAATGGAGGAATACAACAACCTCGACGGCCAATTTTTGGACTATTTCAAGAAATCTCAGGAATATGTCGCGCAACGAGTGGCCGATGACCCGTTTGTGGAACTCGTCGAGGATGAGGGGTACCGCAAGTTCGTTGAGGTCAACCGCCCGAAGTTCACTCAGCATGATGCGAAGAAAGTCGAGCAGGAGATGCTCGTCCATAAGGCCGAGGAGCGGGCTCTTGCGAAGATGCGCCCAGAGGTTGACCGTCTGCGGAGGGAGCAGGAGCTCGCCCGAATGAAACCCGTTGTTGAGAAAAAGAAGCACAATTTCAGGGTTCTATCCAAGGAAATTATTCCAGAAGACGTGAGGAAGCAATTAGCCGAGGGAGGCGAGGATGCCATCAAGTCCCTGTCTGAGAGCAACCCGATGGAGTTTCAATTGATGGACCAAGTGTCCGGGAACTTGCTAATGCTCGCGGACACCTTCATCGACGTGTCCTCCAGGGTGGTGGAATATGACCCTCAGAACAATATTCATAAAGAACTAGTTAGCTGGGTACAGCAGGAGCAGGACACCTACGTCAAGTCAGGCGACACAAAGAAAGACGGCAAGGTATTCATGAGGCGAGAGCGCTTCGCCGAGCTTCCCGAGGATAAGAAAGCGGAGTATTTCACGTGGTCAGACGACGACTTGCTCAGCATAATGGCCGTTAGGGCCCAGCAGCAACTTGAGCACCTCCTAACCAGTCAACGCGAAACTTTAGCTAAGGCTGGGTATGTAAAGCAACAGCCGCCGCAACAGGCGCAAGCTCCACAGCCGCCGCAACAGCCTAAAGCTCCACAGGTGGCGCCCACGCCCAGGCAGGGCGGCGGGGAGCAGTCAGCAGTGCGCCCAGAACCAGTTACCCCGCTTTCTGTTTTAGGGATGTAAAATCCCTTTTTAAGTAAACTGGCTACCAGCGGATAGTTCGCCAAATCTGGTGAATTTCCAGTTTTTTCGTCGGAAACGGCGTTTCGGCGTCCGTATGTGCTATTATGGTGTTACTACTATATTTCAAGTAACGTAAACCAGGAAAAACATGGCAGCTACAAACTCTAGCTTAACTGACCCGGTCGCAATCGCAGCCGGAGACCTAACTCGCGACGCGGGCTTAGCCCGTATAATCAAGGTGGACACTTCCACCGGTTGCACGCTCACCAACGCCAGCATAAAGGGTTTGACCCCGGCTGAGTTCGAAGCTCTTTCCAACAAGGAAATCGACCTCGCACGCGTCATTGCCTCTTCCGCTGAAGCGAAGATGCTCGGTGTTCAGGAAAGGGGCATGGTGTCCCTGCTCAATTCGAGCATCCAGAACATCAAGCCTCTCATCAACAAGGTGAACGTGGCCGAGCAATCACTCATTCTGCCGTACATTCAACGCAGGCAACGCTCGGTAATCAACGCCAACTACTTCGCTTTCGACACAGGGGTTCACTCCCAAAGCGCGGGCTCAGGCATTTTAAGCGCTCCCTACGTGGCCGACGGCTCGGACTGGGAAGTTCAATGCAATCTCGGCGGTTCGGATTGGGTCCAACCCATTGACCACTTGGAGCGGTACTTCATTCCCGGAGCATACGTCATCGTGCATCACGTGGATGGTTCCAACAACCTGCTTGAAGTGCAGTACAAAATCGTCGGGGCCGCAAACGCGGATGCCGGCGGCATCGCTGTCGCAAAAGTAACGCTGCGTCCCACGGGCCAGCAAATCGCGGGCAACCAGGACCAAACCAAGGGTGGTTACGCAACGAAGGAGCTATTCGACGCGGAAACCTTCGCGGCCGACTACACTCCGGTACAGGGCGTGCTTCAAACTATCGCCAACAACGTGAACGACTTCGAGGACTGGTGCCGCAACCAACCGACCGACCTGAGCGTCAAGCTCATCGTAAACTGGCTGCAAACCACTCGCGAGTCACGCACCGTGGACGAAAGCTACAAGGAAACCCTGCAGAAAGTAATGAGCGGCGACGTGAATCCGTTCCTCTCCAGCATGGTTTACCAACCGCTGGCCGAGCAGAACAAAATCGCCTCGCAAATCTCCCAGGACCAGTGGGTCAGGGGCACATGGTACAATCAGGCTCTCAGTGAGAAGCAAATGCCTGAAACCTACATGGAGCTCCCGAACGTCACGGATCCGGAAGATGCGACCTGCACCTTGGAGTACAAGGCGAACGCCCTGGGCATCAAGGCCCTTCTTAGGGAAGCCGGACGCGTCAAGGACAACTTGGGCGCCACGCTCAACCTGGACAACTTGTTCAGCGACCTGTACTTCCTGAAGCGCAATCGCGAACAGGACGGCACCGCGGTCGGCGTAATCGACTGCATGACGGACAGGTTCACCTACAATCTCTTCTACGAGAAGATGAACACGTACTACAAGGACCGCTACGGTTGGGAAATCCACCGCAACGCGGAGTTGAACCAGACCATCACTCACGATGGAATCATCTTGTTCAACTATTCCCTGTACGACGTTCCGGAGGTCGGCGTGCAACTGGCCATGTTCCATGACCCTTACTTCGACGATATCGCGACTGTCGGAACTGGAAACAAGTGGCTCGACACAGGAGTCCGTTCCACCGACAACGTATTCTCGGACGATGGGGCCGATTGGGAGAAAGCCGCTCGCACCTTATGGTTCGTGGACTGGTCCGACGTCAAAATCGGAATTGCCGGAACCAATGCGGTGACACGCAAGCAGCCTCATCCTGAGATTGACCGCTTGTACAAGTGCCGCATGGACGCGAAGGTCAAGGAATACAGCCTCCGCTCAACGAAGTGGACCACGATGATGGATGTGCCGGCAAGGCACCTCATCATCGAGAACTTCGACCTCGCGGTTTCCAGCACACACTTCGCATAAACCTTCCACTGGTATTGGTGGTTTTTGGGTATGATGCGTCTCGGTTGTAACAATCATCCGGGACGCATTGCCCCAAAGGTGCGTTATGAAGTATCTGTTATTCGATAATCCATCGTTGGATTATGGTGTTAAGTTTGAGCAGGGCATAGTAGGTGTAAGGGTCCGCGGTTTCGGTGCCTATACCGCCAAGGACGCCAATGCCGTGCTAAAGAAGCACAATGGGAAAGTTCGTGAAATAACCGAGCCCCAGTTCGACAGAATAAAAAAAAAGTACGCGCTAGGACCTCCCTCGTCACGGCGTATGAATCCGGTTCATCAGGACCCGACCAGAATCCCGGATGCAGCGTATGCGGAGAATACGCCGGAGGAGCCGTCTAAGGTTCCCATCGAAGAGCTAATAGAGGTGGGCGAAGCCATTGTGGATGACCCATTGAAGGATACGTGATGGACACGCACGCAACAGTGGGCATAATAGGAACCATAGCGAGCTACGGTCTGGAGGCATATCATGCCGTGGCGGCAACCGCCGCCGCCGTTGCCACGCTTGTATATATGCTCGTCTCGATATATTTTAAACTTAGGAACAAGAAATAATGCCCAAGAAGAAGAAATCATGTAAAGGAGCCTTCAAGGCCGGCATGCGCATCGGGGGCTACAAGAAGAAACCTAAAGGGAAGAAGAAAGGTAAGAAGAAGTAATGGAAGCCATCGACATAGACGACCCGCAGGCGAACCTCCGAACCAATGCCGTCGGGGTCAAGGACAACCGGTTGGTGGTCACCACCCTCCCTCAGGACTACGGTACCTTCGCCGTGTCGACTGATGAAAACTTCAACCGGTTGCCGTACCGACGGGCTCGCTCGTTCAGGATACACAACGTGACCGGCAAACTGGTCGGCGTGAGGGCCCGCCACGACAAGGTGGTTTCGGATGATTTCGAGGCTGGCCTCACCAGGTGGTCAGGAACCGCCGACGTCGATTTTTCAACGGATGACCTGGAGGGGGCCAAGACCATGTTGGTCAAAGGGGGGTATGCCTACGCCAGGCTTGACGGCGGCACCTTGGCTGACGAAAGCGTTTTGGAACTCACGTTCAAGGTATCCAGGGGTAAGGTCAACGTGGGCATATTCGATGACGCGGCCAACGTTTCGCTGATTGACGGCCTTGTTACGGGAGTCACCGTGGGATTCGCGGACAATGGAACCGTTTCAACCACAGCGGGGGCATCATCCGCGACCTGGACTGATGACACCTTGTATCGACTTGAGATTGAGATGGTTCCTTCCACGCAGAAATTCAATGCCCACTTGTTCACGGGAAAGACCAGGCAGGAGATAGCCCAGAACGCCGACGCAAGCAACAGTGGAGGCCTTACGGGAACACTCGCGGATTATCTCATTGCGGTCAGCGGGGATTCCATCGAGGTGGATTCCGTAACCATACGAAAAAAGGTCTCCAATCAAAACGAGATAATGACCACGGGAGCTTCCTACGTGTACCCGTGCGAGCGCAGTATTTCCGAATGGGAAGTGATTAATTTGGGAAGTGACGCCCAAAGCTTCTCGGACAACACCGAAGACATAACCTTGACGGGTTTCCATGCAGTATGAACATACCAGAAACACAGACACCTCGGTATGAGCAGACGAAGCAGTTCATAAACTTTGTCGAAGGAACGGACAACGAAGAGCCGGATGAGGAGCAGTTTCCGGTCCACGTCCTGACGGGAGACACCTTCCTCTACCATATAAACGGCGGTGACGCCCCTGGGGAATCCGACCCCTTCGTCACCGACATACTGGTATATCCGTCCGCGGAGTATTGGGTCACCCTCCTCAACGGAGACAGGCAGCGCCCGTATTTCGACCTTTCCATTTCCGAGTACAACACACTGCGCATACCGTCGGCCATCAGCGACTACGACCTATACGTGGATTCCGCGCAGTTCTACGAAAACGCCACGGTGGACGGAATATTGTCCGTCACCGGCACCTCGGCTTTCACGGACGACGTCGCCATGGGCTCCGACTTGACCGTTACGGGCGACGTCACCGCAGCGAATTTCAATGGATTTGCGAAGACCAAGACGCCCACTGCCTCGAAAACCGGAGACTACACCATCTCCAGCGATGACACCGGATACGTCATCCTCAGTAGTCCGGCCGCCAGCAACACGAACATTGCCCTGCCAGCCTCCGGCATCGCCACAGGCACCACGGTGACGGTGATACATTGCCTGGTTGGCAAAACGACCACTTTCACGGGAACCCTTCTTGCAAGAGGTCCTGTTCTTTCCGAGCAATATTCAGCCGCAACCGTTTTTTATGACGGGAGCGACTGGTATGGGTTAGGGGATTTGGTGTGATTCATGTCGGAGTAATAACGGACAAAACGGGTAACCCCGACAACGACGTCAGGGGCAAATTACCTGCGGACATCATAAATCCAATCATAGCTTATTCACTTAATCGCAAGCTCAGGTACACATACACGGGGGAATACTTCAGATACAGGCAGGCCAGCGGAGGCGAGGCCGATTATCCCACGGCCACTCCGGACTTAAGCGAGACGGTCTACGTGACGAAGATGTACGACCAGAAGTCCAAACATGGGTTTCCCGCTGTGAACGTCGAGCAAGCCAGCGAGTCGCTCCAACCCACGCTGAGCCATGACGGAACCTTCTACAGGGCGAACTTCGCCATGGGGCAATACATGGAGTTGGACAGCGTGACCTCGTACGTGAGCGCCGACTTTCACATCATGTTGGTGGGACAGGGTGATTTTCCCCGCCCAGCCTTCGGGCTTTGGGGGGCAAGTGATAAAATATCCGTGGAGCCGGCCGCCAACGCCAGATTCACCGTGAATGAAAATCACGGAGGGATGGTGGACCACGCCGGAAGGGGCGTGCTGTCGTGCTTCTCCGGTTACCATATGCCGTCAAACGGCAATAGGGTGATGTCGGTGATTGGGTCCGGTGCGTCCGGTGGAGACATGACAACCAGCGTCGACGCCACATCCCTTACCAGCGCGGCGATAGGCAGGAACGACACCAGATACTTCACAGGTGAGGTATTGGAGCTGGTCATGCACCTTGGTGATTTATCCAGGTCATGGGGTGATCTGATGCACCAAAGAACAATAGAGGTTTACACAAACTACAACTAATCATGGCCCATACAACCTTAACCACACTACCGTCGAACGACCCCGCAGGGGACCCGTCCTACACAATCACTCCCTCAGACTACAAAGTGAAGCTGAAGCGATTCGTGGGGGATGACCCGCTGGAGCACGACGACATGGACAACAACTTTGAAACGCTTCGCAGGAAGGTGAATGAACTGATTGCAGAGGTTAACGAATTAAAGGCTTTGCACCCATGATGAAATACCTTGCTGCCGTATTGCTTCTTTCAGGGGGTTGCAAGTCGATATACCCGCTGGGGGGCTCAGTTGTCGGTGGAGCCGGGGGCGCGGCCATGGGAGGCATTCCGGGGGCAGCCCTCGGCGCTGGCGCAGGCTGGGGCGCCGGCAAGGCCTATGCGGTGGTGAAGGACAATGAAAATTTAACCGAGCAAGTGAAGGCTCTGACCACTGGAGACATAGACAAGTTGGTGGAGCTAAAATTGGAGGAAAAGAAGGAATCGGGGTTTTTCGACAGCATACTTGGAGAGGTATATGACTTCCTCACGCTGGCATTGCTTGCGCTTGTGGCATGGAATGTCGTACCTTTGCTGTATACCTGGATGAGCAACAAGAAGGTTCATAAGAAAATCAACGGAGAAAAAGATGCAAAATCTGATTAACTGGTTCGTTAAATTACCAAAACGCGGCAAGACGCTGGTGCTGGCCGGAGTGGCCCTGGCAGTCATTTTGGTCATCGAGATAATTAAATGACCTGGGCTGAATTCAACGAGGTGGTAAGGACCTATCTGCTGGTTGACGCCGAGCGGAAGGGGAAAGGTGTGCAGAATTACATAGACCGGATGATTGTTGCTTCAGTCATAGACCTTCAGCGGTACGTTGCCTCTTTGCGGAACAATCAGGTCAAGCACTACTCCACGTCCAGCTTGGTCGAACCCGACCCGACTGACCTGAGCGGGGTGAACGCAGAGGATCTGGACGCCCACCAGGGAACCTTCAATGAAGGAAAGACCCGCATCAAGCAGGTGGTTGTGAGGCGCATACCCACCGATGACAACAACCAGGATGTTTCCAGATACTTTTACCCTAACGTAACACCCTGGGAAAGCAGGTTCCTGTTGATTGACGGCCCGGTGCTGGAGCGCACCGTGAACATGCCTGGCCGCATAACCTTTGGGGACACCACCTTCATAACAGCGCCCAAACTTCTGGAGGAAGAGGCCCTGTATCTGTATTATGAAGGAGAAAGACATTTCACGCCGTACGGCAAGGCGACGGAGGAGGAGCTCGCCGACCCCGTTGTATTTGACGAATTGGTGGCGAAGGCCTCGGCAGATTACGTCAAGGGACACCTCTCCAGGGAAGTCGACAACGACCTCGTGCAATATCAGTCGTACTTCGAGATGTACATAAAGGACCGGTCTCAGATTTTCATAAACGAGAATGAATACGCATCATCTTCCGCTGAACAAATAATAAGCAGTGGAATAGGTGGCGCTGGATTTGTAGTAGGATGAGCACACGCACCACATTAAAGACATATTTCGTAACGGGGGCCACGCCGACTGAGGCGCAGTTCGCGGCTTTCATAGATTCCGCGGTCAACGTAACCGATGACCTCACTGCGTCACTAGCGCTGGATGACGCCACCAAGGTGTTGACCGCTGACGGAGCCAAGGCCTTGAAGGATGCTCTTGATTTAATAGACACAAGAGTGGACACGCTGGAAGCCGGAGAAGTGGAGTTTGCGGATGATTATTACACCAAGACCGAGATAGACACTAGAATTACAAGCGTCGGCACAACCATTGACTCGGTTGACAGCAACAATGACGCCGTGGCCGCCGCCCTGGACGTCAGGGTGACTTCCCTGGAGTCGGCGGATGCCGGGTTCGCGGCGCTTGTTCATACTCATGCCATAGCCAACGTCACTGACCTGCAGACAGCTCTGGACGCCAAAGCCACCACGGCATCACTCACTTCCGAGGTATCCACGATAAACACAGCCATGCTGGCCAAGGCGGCGTCCGTTCACACGCACGTGCTGGCCGACATCACCGACTTGGCCAACATAGACCTTTCCTTATACGCCACCCTGGTGCAGTTGGCAGGCAAGGCGGATACGGGACACACCCACACATACAGCAACATAACTGACATCGGGGACGGCTTCTACACCAAGGCCGAGGTGGACAGCAGGGTTGCCCTGGTGGACACGGAGCACACCCACGAGGAGGCGGACGTAACCGACCTGGACAAGTACACGCAGGCCCAGACGGACCTCCGGATTGCCGACCATGACAATTTGACGAATAACCCGCACGCAGTCACCAAGGCGCAGGTCGCTTTGACCGACGTGGAGGACTTGGACACCACGGGAATATTCGCGTCCGCCGCGGCCGCAACCTGGAAAACAGCGAACGTCACCACGGTGAGCGACGCCCTGGACACACATGAGGCCGACGAGACCAACCCTCATGCCGTGACCAAGACGCAAGTGGCGCTTGGGAACGTTCCAAACATAGACGTCAAGGCGCTGCTCGACGTCCACGAGGCGGCCACTAATCCCCACACCATAAACCTTGACACCTTCGACGTATTCTCGGAGGCCGAGACAAACGCTCGTATAAATTACTACATAAGCGCCAAGATTTACGATTTCACCCCCGCCTCCACGTCGGACAGCGCAGGGGCATTGGGCGACATAGCCTACGACAGCGCGCTGGCGCTCAACAGTTCCCCCGCTCACATAAAGGTGGGCTCTACCAATTGGATGAGCCTGGCTCCCACCAACGACCCGATTTTCACCACGAACGTCGAGCTTGAAGGTTCCTCCGGCGATTTATCATTTGAAATAGACAACAACGCAGCGAATTCGTCCAACCTTAAGATTATGTCCGGGGCAGGCAACGCTCGGGCCGACTTCTTGCTGGATGGCAATCTCCATATAACCCTAAAGGGTCAAAGGGTGGGAATTCTGGACTCATCTCCAGACTACACGCTAGACGTCACCGGCGATGGTCGATTCACAAGCAATCTCACGGTTGGCGGAAACCTGACCATTTTAGGCACGACCACCACCGTGGACACGGCCACCCTGCAGGTGGAGGACCCCATCATGCAGGTCAACTACATATCAGGCGCGGCGCAGGCGGGAGCGAACTCCGGGATGCACGTCGGGCGCAACGGAACCACCGATGCCAGCCTTATATGGGATGAATCCTCAGATACGTGGAAAGCGGGACTTGCGGCAGCGGAGGTGGAAATAGTCGACCTTTCGCTCACGCAGACATTGACAAACAAGACCTTGACGAGTCCGGTGTTGAACACACAGGTGAGCGGTACAGCTGTTTTGGACGAAGACACCATGTCGACCGATTCCGACACACAGCTTGCCACCCAACAATCCATCAAGGCCTACGTACTTTCACAATCGTATGCGGCCCCATAATAAATGCCTAAGGGAATTAGATACCGCCATGTATCGATAACCCCTGCCATGGGCGGGGCGTTGGTTACCGCTGCATCCGATGACGTGGCTGGGTCCGCGAACTACGTGGGCAAGGTGAACTTCAGGCGTGAAGTCGACGGCGAGTTGCGTAGGGAGGGCTGGGGACTAGTTAGGGAAACCGGCAGGGATGACGCCCTGGACGTCGAGTTCCCCATTCGCCTGCTTCACCAGTTTCCATCAGCCCGAGGAGAGAGTGTCCTCATAGCGGCCGCGGGACCCACCATATACAGGCTTATGTCGGCGGTTCCCGGATATGCCATTCCGAACACCTACGTGGACAACACGGGCGACAACGACTATTGGACCGACCACGACGAGGACTTTTGGTGGATTCCCATATACACCGGGGCAAGGCACATGGACACGCTGGAGGCGGACGGCACGCTGCTGGACCCATTCGAGGGCGGTGCCTACAGGTGGGAGGCGGTGAGCGTACTCAACTACATCGTGCTGAACAATGGAGTGGATTTGCCAATTGTCTACAAAGAGGAATGGGACCAAGCATACCCGCTGTATTCCCTCAGGGAGCAAGGAATTGCCTCGGTGGGAACCATAGCGGCATACCAGGACCGATTATGGTGCGCGGACCTTCAGGTTATCGTCGATGGCTTCGAAAACTGGTTTGATTTAGGCACGCCGGCCGCCATAACCAACGCCACCGCCGCGTCCCCAATCGTAATTACCTCCGCGGGTCACAATCTTTCCACGGGTGATGCCGTTAAGATAACCGGCGTAGTGGGAATCTCATCCACTTATTCAATCCAAGGCGCCAACGGCTCATTCCCTGTTACTAAAATCGACGTCGATACGTTCAGTTTGGACAACACCGTCGGGGGTGGCGCATACACGAGCGGGGGAACTTGGCTAAAGGACCCGTACGCCAACGTATTCATGAGCTCCCAGCACATAGAAA